TTCCGAAAGGGCGTGTTGCTAGTGAGACGATCAGAGTCGTGTGTGGTAGTGATGGGGGGTTTTTTTTCAAAGCTTTTTGTGGCAAGTGATACGATATTAAAGTGCAGTTGGCATGTTATGCCCGTTTAGCTATTTTAGACAAGGAACGTACACAAGCTACGTGGTCAGGCCTTGTTTCAAGCTTAAAATTTCATGTTGCGAAGACTTATGTAGATCGCAATGATCGGGATATGCTTGTGTGCTTTGCGGCTATTCATGCCTTTACTGTAGTACAGGATGAAATCGCTGTTAACAATTATGTCGCTTCAAAGAAAGCTGACTATAAGTTGTTGCAAGAGAGTAAGCTGTGGATTAGGTCGTGGCAATGGCGTCACTATTTGCTAGTCTTTATCATCCCCGTTTTGGCCTGGTGGTTAGGCTGTTTTTTGTACCAACTCATCGAGTTAATGCCGTCGTTTATGTACAAACCATGCTTCATAATTGGAGTCATAGCTTTGTACTATCCTGACATAAAGACATTGATTTATGGGTATTGGGGACATAAAACTCGCGTCGTTGACGCGGCTCCAGTTGTGGAGAAAGACGCTGTTGTTCCAACAGCGCCGGCACCTGTTGCGGTGGCGCCGAAAATAGAGAGCATTTCAGCGATGTTGGAGTTGCCAGAGTTGACCTTAGCACAGAGTGTTTTGGATGGCTATGACAATGACAATTTCTTTATGCCAATGGAGTGTGCTGTGCCCGTTGCCCCTAAAGTGTTAGAATACACTAGGGAAGTTTACGAGGTTGTTAAACAGCACATTGGGTCAGATCAGATCGAGGATTATGATGCTGTGTCATACGTGGTGCCACAGTTCAATGGTAAAAATTTAGCTGTTGAGTATCCCAAATTGATCTGTGAAAAAGAGTGCAAAAATTTGGAGAAAGTGAAAGAGTATAGTGAACATAGAAATACAGAGGCTCAGCCTCTCTTGCACATCGGCCCCGCATTTATGCGGTCGCTTCCTGGTGCGCATGCAAATTGTTTGGAAAATGAGAAGAAATCTTTGTGCGGTCGCCATATGGTGGCTGATCACGATGATGATGTTGGTCTTTGGGACGACGTTATCAAGGTTGCTTTGCCTCATTTCACCCAGTTTGTTTCGAATGTTCGCCCGTATTCAGTGGAACAATGGTTGATGGATCAACCACCACAGAAACGGGAAAAATACCAAGCTTTCCGCTCCCGGGTGACTGGTTTAGATTTTAAAGATCCGAACGTTCATTCCCGTAATTTCTTCATAAAAGACGAAGTGTTAGTGCCCGGTTATGGAGCTGACCTACGTGAAAAATTTCCTCGTGGCATACAAGGTTTAAAACATCCTGAGACTAATTTGGCTCTCGGTCCCTTTATGCATGTCGTGTCAGCAGCTGTAGCTGCTGGATTTGGAGGACAACTTAGTTATTCTAGTGGGAAGACGCCAGAAGAACTAGGGTTGTGGTACAAACAGCGACTTCAACAAGGTTATGACTTTTATGAGGATGATTTTAGTGCTTTTGACAGTTCGCAGGGCGCAGGCGCGCATCAAGCAGAACTGGCCGTTTACAAATTGTTTGGTCCAGATAACGTTGTTTTAAAAACTTTAAATTTTCAACAAGAAACTGTTGGATATGGTAAGTATCATCGCTACAAAACCAAATATACTCGTAAATCAGGTGACCAAAATACTTCAATTGGTAACACAATAGTTAATATGATGGCTCATATATGGGCCATTGACGAATACAATAAACTTGGAAACCATGTTGTTTTTAACATGCTTGCCCTTGGTGATGATAATCTTCTCGCCGTTAAAGGAGCAGGAGATGATTTCTGCGAGTTTGTGTCCGCCAAAATATTGCTATTGGGTTTGCAACCCAAACTTTTTAAATCAGGGAAAGCACCAACTTATTGTTCCAGTGTGTTCGTACCAGTAATGGATGCGAACAATGTTGAGCAATACGTGCTTGTTCCGGAAGTTCTACGACGATTGTGTAAGTTGGGTTGGACTGTTAGTTCAATCCCTCGTGGTGGCACTCTGTGTGGGCGTTTGAAAGCTAATGAGCAGTCGAACCTAAATAATGGATTGATACCTGTATCCCGTATCTTTAATCAACATTATTTGAGTGTTTCTGATCAAGCTGTTAAGACGTCTGAGTACAGGGTCCATTCATCTTACACATCCAACTTCTACAGTGGTGAAAACACCAGTGACTGGTTTTCTGAGGTTTATGGGCTGAGCGTATTGGAAATCGATGAACTTGAAAACTTTATAATGGAACATTTGTCCAAAGCTAAGGGAAAACCATCTGTTTGGAACCACCCTTTGGCCAACAAGATGTATGATTATTATCATACTTCTAGGTGATCCCCGTTAGCTCTGGAAAACACTAAGGATCTCATAATGAAACAGAAACAACGCAAACAACCGAAACAGAAGCAAGCGCGACAGCGTCCTGCTCCACGTGCCAAGGCAAATCCGCCCCAGCAACAACGACAATCTAGTGGACTTTTGAGTACCATAGGTGGTCTTGCTGGCGGCTTTCTTGGTGGGCCGGCTGGTGCTATGATTGGAGGTAAAGCTGGTGATCTGTTGTCTCAGATCACTGGGTTTGGTGATTACCAAGTTAACAAAAATGACCTTGTTAATGGTAATTCGGTTGCCACGTTTCGGAATACTTCCGAAGGCGTGGAAATCAGTCATCGCGAGTTTATCGCTGACATTACTGGATCCGTTGCTTTTGCCAACACTGCACTTGACATTAACCCTGGTTTGGCATCTACTTTTCCCTGGCTGAGTACCATAGCGTCACAGTTTGAGGAATACGAAATGAAAGGACTCGTGTTTGAATACCGACCTTCATCCGGATCAGCCGTTAGCGCTTCTTCAGCTGCTCTCGGTGTGGTCGTATATGCCACAGACTACAACGTGTTATCACCGGACTTTGTGAACAAACAACAGATGGAAAGCTACGAATTTAGTTGTTCCACTGTTCCTAATGTCGGGATGTTACATCCTATCGAGTGTGCTCCACAATCAACTTTCTTAAATAACATGTACGTGCGGTCGGGAGCTAATCCATCTAGTTCAGACCAACGTATGTATGACATCGGTTCTTTCCAATACGCCACACAAGGTATGCAATCAGCGTATGTAGTTGGTGAACTTTGGGTGTCATATCATGTGTTATTGAAAAAGCCTAGGATGTCTCCTAATGGAACATCCACATTCGCACACATCGTTGAATCAGTGCCTACGGGTGGAACTTCGGCTGCGCCATTTGGTACCAGCGCTGTTATACGCAGCTCTAGTAACCTTTTGGGAATAGCAGTGGGTGCAAATCCTGCAACCCAGTTTCAAATACAAATACCGGGTAATTATTTAATTTCCGCCCATTGGTTTACAGGAAATTCAAATATTACTTCGGCAATGTCCCTATCGCTTGGTTCAAACATTACGTCCACAAATCTTGTGTTAGAAGACAGCACCGTTGGTTCAACAACCAACTTTACCTCAACCAAATCTTTTGGACAATTTGTTGTCAAAGTAGTTGCTGGTGGTAATGGTGCACCTAACACGGTAACAGTTAGTGGTTTGGCAACCATGACAGGAGGTCAAGCTGATGTGTGGATAACACCATTGGCACTTTCTGTCAACTAAAACTTTTAACAATCTTGGGTTTCAACTTTATAATTATAAACTGTTCTTTATGGGAAGC